CTGGAAGCGGTAAAAATGCAGAGCATCATACAAGCATGATACAAGCACCATGCAAGTACGGTGCAAGCATGAGGCCAGCACCAACCCAGCACAAGGCGAGTACAGTAAGCGAATCAGATTTTGACGTTTCGCGCACCAAAATGACGGCGTCTCGATTTTTTGATGACGATCACAGAGGACCATCAAGCCCCTACAGGAGCGTCATTTTTCAAAAAGCGACACGCGAAAAACCCAGCAAAATCAAGGCTTTCACGTATGCATCAGACAAGTACCATGCAAGTATCGGACAAGCACCAGACAAGCACAGTACAAGCCCTGCTGGTACCCTATTACCTATTACCTATTACCTATTACCGTCTACCTATTACCTTTCACCGTTAACACCAAAATGGTGATGGCGGACGGAGGAAACAAATACAGGAAGGAGATACCCAGAATGGATAACAACGGTTATACCCTTAAGAAGCGGTTCGCAGAAGAAGCAGCCGAGAAGAAAGACACAGCGCAGCTGTTGATAGCAGCTGTGAAACTACCCACAGGAGCTGTCGAAGTCATCACGAACACAGCACAGATAGCGGCCAAGGCCGACTACTATGCAAAGGCATACGACGACGAATTCAAGCTCAAGACAAACCCGGAGGTACAAATAATCGGCTTCATGATTATTTAAGGCAGGAGGACGCACCTGCCCGGTACCTTTCAAAACGATAGACAGCAAATAGGCTGGAACCCGTGACGTTGGAGACAAAAGCGTCATGGCCTCCTAACCGTGCGCTTTTGTTGAACATTACGCACAGAAAGGAGGAAACAAGCATGGCAAATACAAGCCTGAAAGAGATCGGGCGAATCGGCCAAAAAAGATACGGCGGCTTTTTCTATGAGGAATTCCTGAAGGAGCTGCAGGGCCGGAAAGGAATAAGCGTTTACAAAGAGATGAGCGAGAACGACGACGTCATCGGTGCGATACTTTACGCCATCGAGATGCTCATCCGGCAAGCCTCGTGGAGCGTACAACCTGCAGGAACCACTCCAAAGGACGAGGAGGCCGTCGATTTCATTTATTCGTGCATGGACGACATGCAGGACACATGGACAGACACCATATCCGAGATTTTGTCGTTTTTGACATTCGGATGGAGCGCCCACGAACTCGTGTACAAACGGAGGAGCGGCAAGAGCCGCGACCCACGCCTGAACAGCAAGTACAACGATGGGCTGATCGGATGGATGAAGCTGCCGATCCGGGCGCAGGAGACGCTCTGGGAATGGAGATACGACAACAACGATAACCTCGTCGGAATGGTACAGCTTCCGCCCCCGGACTTTCAGCTCATAGAGATACCCATAGAGAAGCTGCTACTTTTCAGGACCAAGAGTCGGAAAGGAAACCCGGAAGGCCGGAGTATTCTCCGGAACGCATACAGACCCTGGTACTTCAAGCGCAGGATACAAGAAATCGAAGGAATCGGCGTCGAGCGCGACCTGGCAGGCTTCCCCGTTTTGACAGCCCCGGAAGGAATGAACATCTGGGACGAGGACGATCCGGACATGGGACCGATAAGAGTAGCTGCAGACAAGATCGTGCAAAACATAAGACGAGACAGCCTGGAAGGGCTATCAATGCCAAGCGGCTGGAAGCTGGAGCTTTTAAGCACCGGAGGACGGCGACAGTTTGATACCAACGCCATAATCGAAAGATACGACACCAGGATAGCAATGACCGTCCTGGCGGACTTCGTTCTTCTCGGCCACCAGACCGTCGGCAGCTTTGCACTTTCAAGCGACAAGACGAAACTATTCGCAATGGCCGTCGGAGCATACCTTGACATCATCTGCGAAACATTCAACAACAAAGCGATCCCGGCACTCATCGACCTAAACGGAGACCACTTCAATGGCATAACCGGATACCCGACGCTTGAACACGGGGACATCGAAGACGCAGACACCGAGAAGCTGGCCGCATTTATCCGCGACATGACCGGAGTAGGAGTAATCATACCGGACGACGCCATCGAAGACTATGTCAGAGAAGCAGGCGGACTGCCTGAACGTTTGGAGGACAACGACAGCAAGCGGAACATGATGCCGACAAGAATGCCGTATCAACCAAGCAGCTACGTGAACCCCGGCAAGGACGATGACGAAGAAGACGACCCGGTCGTTATTGAGGAGGCCAAGCGACGACTGGGGAGGGATGAATAATGGCTTTGAAATTTAACCAGGCAGCAGCCCGGCAAAGGATCGCCAAGAAAAAGAAGAAAACACCCCAGGCCGGAAAGGTAGTCCTGGACCAACTAAACAGCTTCATCGAGGCCGGGCAAGCAGAACCAACCTTCTGGCTTACCCGGATCTGGAACGACCAGCAGAACGCCATCACATACAAAGAACTGCGGGAAGCGATCCTGAACGGCTTTATAGACGAGGCCACGCTGCAGGCATGGCAGAATGACTACGCCACATTTGTCAACGAAACCCTCAAGCCAATGTGGATAGACAGCATGACCCAAGCTGCAGCGAACGTCACGGCAAAATACCCCGGTTTATTCTTCGACCCCATGGAGCAAGGCGTGCGGAACTGGATCAACAACCACGGGAGCGAATGGGTAACCGTTATCAGCACCGAGCAGCGCGAAGCAATCAACGCCATGCTGAATAAGAGCTTCAGCGGAGACTGGAGCGTGGACGAACTCGCCAGAGCCATCCGTCCCACCATCGGCCTGAACAAGATGCAGAGCATAGCCAACGTGAACTATTACAAGCACGTCAAGGAAACGCTGCTGGCGAACAACCCCACCATGAAGGAGGCCACTGCAGCGAAGAAGGCACAGGAGGCGGCGCTGAAATACGCTGCAAGGCAGCACCGGCAGAGAGCCTACACCATCGCCACAACCGAAATGGCGTTTGCTTATAACAAGGGCGCCGACGAAGGCATCCGGCAGGCCCAGCAGCAAGGACTGATGGGAGCCACCAAGAAGATATGGAGCACCGCAGCTGATGAGCGCGTCTGCGAAATCTGCGGAGCGCTTGAAGGACAAGTCGTCGGCATGGATAACGACTTCAACTTCAAAGGCAAGGAGCTCTATGCAGGCCAGAAGCGGACCCCTCCAGCACATCCGCGCTGCAGATGCGCGATCATATACGAGGAGGTCAGCCCACCGAAAATATCGGAGGAGCAACAGCAGGCAGCAGCGGCCCAGCAACCGCAGCCATGGCAGCCGGAAGAATACAGCATGACTACTCTCCCGCCGGAGCCAGAGCAGCCCACAATCCCAGAGCAATACAGCATGCCAAACGGACTCTCCCATAAAGGACCGGCGAACCTTGGAGGCACCGGAGAGATGCATGCATATACTGATAGCACCGGCCAGCAATGGCTATTCAAGCCCGGCCAGAACAAGAGCGGCGGACCCGAGCCTTTCAGGGCATACGTGCAGGAAGGCGCATACAAGGTGCAAAACATCGTCGACCCGGAAAGCGCGGTCGAGGTAAGCGTCGGGAATGTTGATGGAAAATTCGGAGCTCTGCAGAAACGAGTAAAGACCATCGACGGGCCGGACCTGAAGGCATGGCAAAAGACAACCGACCCACTGCCGGACGGAATAGCCCCGCAGCTGCAGAGAGAGAATGTCACAGACTGGCTGCTCGGAAACTTCGACAGCCACGGCGGAAACTTCATCACCGATGACACCGGGAAGCTGATAGGCGTCGACAAGGAGCAGGCATTCAAGTACATCAAGAACCCCGGAAGCAAGACCATGTCGTACAGCTTCCACCCCAACGCCACCTACGGCGAAACAGAGCCGATATACAACACCATGTACCGGCGCTTTGCCAAGGGAGAGATAGACATCGACCTGCAGGACACCCTCGCATACATAAAGCGCGTCGAGGCAATCCCAGACGATCAGTACCGCGAGATATTCCGGGACTACGCCGAAGCATTATACGGCAAAGGCAAACAGGCCGAGGAGCTGCTGGACGCCATCGTGGAGCGCAAGACGACGCTCCGTGAAACCTTCAGGACCTTTTATTCAGATCTGCTGACAGAGCGGACCGGCAAAAAGCAAATCTTCACATGGGCGGACGAGGCAGCCGAGCACATGCAGCAACCACTGGCAGCCGTGCAAATGACACCGGCCACCCTGCAGAAGATGAATATCGCGGAGCTGAAGCAGCTGGCCAAGCAGAAGCAAATCCCCTACTACAACAACATGAACAAGGCCCAGCTGGTGACTTCCATTTCTGACCCCGTAAAAGCCCCGCAGATGAGCGCACAGGTCAGGGACAGGCTAACAGCCAACGAAGCGGCGAGAAAAGCAGCAGCGGCCAACGTAGCCAGCGAGAAGCAGGCTGCAAAGGCGACCGACATATTCACCGACATGGCCGTGGTACCGGAGAAGCGAATAGGCATACCGGTACGAAGCGACGGAGGCGATCTGGAAGGGCTGAACCTCACAGCAAGGCGAATGAACATCGGCGGCACCGATTACTACGAGATCAGCGGCAAGCTGACATACGATACATGGTCCGAGACATGGAACCGGCTGAAACCGATAGGCGTAATCGACGAGCTGAGATTTGAGGCAGCGGACGACGCACTGAAGCTGTTCTCCAGTACGACCATGGCGGACACCGGCGTATCAATCCGCAGCATTCGAGTGGCAACGCCATACGGGACCTTTGAAATGTATATCGACGGCCAGACAAGACGGTACGCAGGATGGCGTGGCTTCTTCCGGGCACGTGTAGAGACAGCCGGAGCAAGCAAGGTAGACGCTGACAATATGCGGCAGCTGCTGAACAGCGTCGGCCTCGACACCCTGACTACGAACCCTACCGCAGCCGATGAGCTACTGCTTAAGAAGACCCGGCTGGTGTGGCAGCACGCACCGCAAAGGACGCAGGAGCTAAAAGGATTGACCGGAACGCAGCGAACGGCTAAACTGGACTTAATCATGAAGGAAGAAGGCATCGACCCCGGACAGCTCGCCAAGATGAAGGTCAAGGAAGTATTTGACGGATATACTACCTACGTCAACGAGGGCATCGCGGAAGAATACAAAAAGGCCGGGCTGCGCTACGTCTGGACCGGCGTAACAGACGCCGAGGACGTGGTCAAGATTGTAAGTAGCCCCGGGCTTTCCTCGAACAACAATCGGTTTATTCAGGGCATGAAGCGCGCCGGAGCTTCGCCGGTGCGAGACTTTGAAACCGGAGGCAGTGACAACGTATTCACCCGAATAGGCGTCGAAGGCACCAGCGCACGCTTCAGCGATTGCTATCGCGGTTCATATTACCGCATCCTCATTGACCCCAAGGAGATGGAGCGCACCGACTGGTACGCCTACGCGACTGACAGATACGGAACCGTGGAGGAAAGTGAAATGGTAGCGAGGAAGTCGCCGGTCGAATTCATCAAGGAGATGAAAAAACACTACGACCCCTGGAACGAGATCATGTTCAGGAAAGGCATATCACGGAACAGCTTCACCGGTATATCCTGCGAGACGGATCGACTGCGGACAACACTACTGCAGGAATTCAAAAAGGCAGGCATCACAGAGGTCAACGGAATCCCGATAGAGACATTCGTCCGGGTAAGCTCCGAGATCGCAAATCCATAAGGAGGTAGGTCATGGATAGACGAAAGGTTTATATATGCAAGCAAACCAACGACAAGGAATTTATAGACGTCGTGTGCGACTGCCACATGCATAACGGCAGCCTGCGCTTCTTAATTCCGCCGGACCGTGGACACACGATTCCGGGAGAAGTGCTGCGTGAGACGGAGGACGGCTTCGTATTCCGGTCCACCGGGTACAACCCCGGAGAGTGGACCTTCAAGGAACTGACGATCCGGGACTTTAAGCGGAAGTATTTCAAGCTGGTAGTGGGCGGCGAGGAAATGGCGCTCACCATCAAGACGACCGAAGACCTCCACGAATGGTACCGGAAGGAATTCAAGTTTTAGAGAGGAGGCACAGAGATGATCAAATTCAATGACATCATCCAGCCGCTGGTGAAAACGCCAAGCACCAAGAGCGACATCATCAAAGGCAGATTTAAGATACAGAAGTCCGAAGACGACAAAATGCTGGCCTTCGGATGGGCGAACGTCGCCGTAACCGCAGGAGGCGAGCAAATCGAGGACTATCACGAAGACCTGATAGACCCAGAGGAGCTGGAACAGGCAGCCTACAAATTCGTAGAGCTCTACCGCGAAGGCGGCGAGATGCACGAGCGCGGAGGCTGCGCGGTCCTTGTGGAAAGCATGTTCTTTTCCAAGGAGAAACAGAAGGCCCTCGGCATTGCCGAAGGAACACTCCCGGAGGGCTGGTGGATCGGCTTCAAGGTGACCGACCCGGACGTCTGGGAGAAGGTCAAGGACGGGACCTATTCGATGTTTTCCATCGAAGGCGAGGCCATCCGAGAGGAGGTCCCGGCATGAGACACAACTCAATATTCAGGATAATGCAGGCGGCGCTCACAGGGCGTCGCTTGTTTTATTAATAACGCGGAAAGGAGGAAACGCACGAAATGCCAGCAAAATTGAAAGACCTGAAGGTCACGAAGGTGGACTTTGTAGACGCCGGAGCCAACCCGGGAGCAAACATCCTGATCTACAAGAACAAGGAAGGAGCTCCTGCAGCAGAAGGCGCCGGTAAAGCTCCCGACACGCAGGGAGCAAAGCCAGAGAACGCCTTCAAGCGTGTTCTGACGGCGGTAGCCAAAGCACTCGGAATCGATGACGAAAAGGAAATCGATGAAACGCTGGGAGCATTGGCAAAGGGCAGAGAAGCTGAATCTTTCAACGATAAAATGCAGGAAGCTGAGCGGCGCAGAATAACCAGCGAAATCTGGGACATTTGCTACGCCCTCGAAGAAAGCCTCTGCTCCGTTATTATGGACGACGAACTGCCGTGGGAGTCCAAGGCCGACGCGATGAAGGAAAGCCTCGAGCAATTCGACACCGCAATGGCAGACATGATCCCGGCGTGGTCGTCAGGAA